GAAGTTGATGCAACATACTTATAAGCTTCTCCTAGCTGTGCAATACTTGTATTAGTATTATTAGCTGTTGCAGCCATGACATCCATAAATCTATCAGCATCTTGCAATTTTAACCCAAAAGCACTTATATTATCAGTAAGAAGGTCTGATGTACTAGCCAAATCTTCTCCTGATGCAATTGATAACTTTAAAAGTTTAGGTGTCATTTCCAATACTTCATTTGTTTTCATACCAGCCATAGCTTGATACATTTGGGCTTGTGCAACTTCTTGGGCTGTAAATTTTGTACTTCTCCCAAGTTCTCTTGTTTGAGTCATTAGCATATTTTCTTCAGCAGCTGTTGCTCCCATAATAGCTTTATTTCTTCTAACTTGGTCTTCTAAATCTGCAAATGCAGTTAAAGAACTTCCAGCTATAGCACCTAATCCTGCTAAACCTCCTATAGCAACAGCACCAAATTTATTAACACCGTTATTAACCTTTTCCCAATTCATAGATTTAGCTTTCTGATAAAGCCCAGCAAGTCCTTTTTCAGCTTTATTTACAACTGCTGTAAATTTATCTTTAAGTTCCAATCTAGCACTTAGTACATGTTCCAACTTTTCACCTCCAAATAAAAAAGAGCAGTTTTAAACTGCTCTTAATTTTATTTTTAATTTTTAGTTCTTATTCTATTTCTTTTATTGTAACTCCTTCTAATACGTATCTTATAATAGCCACAAGAGAGTAAACTATACCAAAGATATAAGATAGTATAGGAACTATACCAAACAAAAATATACTATCAGTCATAAGTGCTCCTTCAAGAAATCCTATTAAAAAAGAAATAATAACATTGAATATTATTGAAGCTAACAAACATTGACCAGCTAATAACAAACAATCAAAAAACTTGTAATCAAACTCAAACTTATACTTTTTCATAAATCTCTCCTCCTAAAATGAATTTAATATACTGTATTATATCATTGTTCTTTTAAAAGGTACATATAAAATAAATCTTTTTCTGAGAGTTTTCTAAGTTGTTCAAAAGTATGTCCCCTATTTAAGTAATGAGCGATTGTACTTAATTTCCAATCGCTCTCTATTAGTTTTTTGTTTCTTCAACTATACTAACTAAATCTTTTTCTCCATACCCAGAAGCTACTAAGATTAAATCTGCTAGTCTGTAAATAGTTGGGTCTTTTAAGACTTTTCCAACAACTTGTGTTGGATTAGATTTACAACCTAGCTTTTCTATTAGCTTATCTTCTCTAAAAATAGAACAAGAGTTATAAATTACTTCTAAATCCTTATCCTTTTCTTTAGATAAGATTAAATCTAAGTAATCTTCTTTGTTTAAAAGCTCACACTCCAAATCTCCATCTAATTCTTTTACATAGATTTTTACTTTTTCTCTTTTATCACTATTTATTTTTTTACTATTTTCAAGTAGCATATCTGCTGTAATTAGCATTTTACCCTCCTATTTTATATCATTTTCATAAGCTAAATCTTCTGGTGTAAATCCGAATGGATATTCTTCCTCAACAATTTCTCCTCTAGCAATATTGATTAAATCAATTGAATTGAACCAAACATTGTCTAAAGATATTCTTTCTTCTTGCTTTCCAGGTGTATCAGGGTCTGCTAAGTTAGTAACTATCCTAACTCTTGGATCATGTCCTTTTATTAATTTATTAGCTATTTTTTTACCTCTTGAATATACTTTTTCAAGAGTAATACTTCCTTCTCCCTTTAAAGCTACGATTTTACTATCCACAGATAGCCCTAACTGTACATCTTTTCTATCTGGAGTAACTTTAGCATTAACTTTAGAAAATTCAGCTATTTTCTCATTATCTATCCAAAGAGTACCGTGAGCACCAGCAATAGTGTGATATCCTCTTATATTTGTATCTGCCATTTTTACCTCCTATCACATCTTTATGACCAAAGAAAGATTTGCCATTGTATCTGCAAATCTGACATCTCCAGTTAAAAATACATCATCACCAGATGGGTATTTTAAGATTTCCATTTCTGTCATTTCTTCTGGGTCTTTTCCATCTAAAACAATTAATCTCTTTTGTGCTTCTAAGTCTATTTCAATCTTATTATCATAGTCTCCAGATAAAACATTTGGAGCCATTTCTTTAAAATATACTTTTGTAACATTAGAACAGAAATTCATTTTATTGTTATAGTCATTTATATAAATTCCTAACCAGTAATTTTTAAATGTATCTCTTATGTCATCAGTTATAAAGCACATCCCCTCAACTATTTTGATTTTTCTTGTATCTTTCTTCCAAGTGCTATCAAAAGTAGTTTTTGAGTTTACTCCATAATTAACTCTAACTTTTTCATCATCATTGTATAGAGAAAATTTCCCAAGCTTTGGCTCAAAGTAATCTACTTCTTTTAAATCTGACATAACAAAGTTATCAGCCGATCTATTTATTGGCATTCCTGCTATAAGTCCTGCTATTGCAGCTGTATATTCTTGAGCTGTAAAATCTCCATATATAGATTTATAAGTTCCAGTATTTCCAAGCTCCACTATTGCAACATGATCTGTATTATTAGCAAAGCTTGACACATACTTAACAGTTTTCCCTATTGCTCCATCATTTCCAAATACTTGCTTAGTCCAAGTTACAAGCTTTTGGTCATCTGCTTGCTCTGCTCCTGGATATGCTAACCAGTGCATTTTTCTTTCTTTAAATTCACCTAGAACATCATCTATATTTTCTCCTGTTTGCAGCACTCTTATTAATACTTTCTTAGCTCCATAGTGCATTGCTAATTTAATGTACTTAGCATTTTTAGCATCCCATTCTTTCTCTTTTAAATCTGCTATAGTTTTTAGAGTATTCCATTTAACAGTTTTCTTAGTATCTTTTAATATTAAGCAAACTATACCTCTCTCACTTCTTTGTATAGCAGTTGTTGCAAGAGTTCTAAACTCTATATTAATGTTTGGGCTAGCTTTTATTTGTCCTACTTCATTTCCCATTAATTGCTACCTCCTTCTATAAATCTTAATTCCAAATCTTTCATAAGCTCATAATCATAAGGTTTTCCATATAAGTCATATAAACTTAATGTAAAAACATAATGCCCAACTCTATCTACAATATTTATATCTGTATTTCTTAAAGTTAGATATCTATCCAGTACATGCAAAACCTTTTTCCCTTCTATTTCAAATGCATCATCTAAGTTTTCTAAATTCTCTAATATCTCAGCATTAGTTAGCTTCCCATTAGTTTTTGGATAGTAGATAATATCAACATCTATTGTCTTTAATTCTCTATATTCAGAGTTAAATTCTTTTTTATAGCTAACTAAGTCAATATAAAAACAAGGTTTTTTGACATTATCTATATCCTCACTGTATGGGTTTATTTTTAATTTTTCAGAAATAATATTATTTAATGCATTTCTTATATCTATCCATTTCATTTTTTTATCAATCCTCCATAAAAATTTTTTAAATCTTTATAGAATTTAATTTGTCTCATAGCTACTGCTGTTCTAAGCATAAACCTACCTCTGACAAATTTTGTTTTACTTCTTCCTGCTCTATGACCATACTCAACATGAGCAGCATAATCTGTCATATTAAATACTATTTGAGAGAATTTTTTTCCTGTTAATCTTTTTCCATTTTCTCTGTGCCAACTACCTTTTAAAAGACCATTATCAACAGGTGTTAATTCCTTAACATCTTTTTTTAACTTCTCAGCTTGTAACATCAAAAATTTTTTAGTAGTTTCTGGAGCTTTTTCTTTTATTTCTATAAGAATTTTATCGAACTCTTTAAATCCTTTAAGTTCCATAATCTACCTCGTTTTCAGAAACTTCAGTTAAGACTATTTCCTTATGTTTTATTATGTTGTAAGCTAAAGGTTTAGATGCTTTAAAAATATAAAGTTCTCCATCTGCTTTTCTTGTGATTTTCAATAAATCATTTTGTTTAATATCTACATTTAAGCCTACAAACAGTTTATATTCTTGACCACTACTATTAATCATTCCTGGACTCACACTTTTCAACAATTTTTGTGAGAGTCTGCAAGGAATATTGCTTAATATTTCTCTTTGTTCTTCAAAAGCTCCTCCATATTCATCTACAACTACAACAGAGCTAATAACTGTAACTTTATCAGTATGCAACTTATCTAATATACTCATACAGTCCCAACCTTTCTAAACCTAAATAATTGACTCTTTAAAGATAAGAACATTTCATCAGTTGTATTATTAGATATGTCGTATTCTATAGTTGTATCTCCTTCAGTGACTTTAGAAATATTACCTTGTAAGTTAATTTCTTCAATAGTTTTTAATGCTAAATGCTCTGCAAATGGTTCTATAAGTTCAGGTGGAAAATCATCTCTATTCATAAAGTTTAAAGCTTTTCTAACTAAAATTGTTACTCGAATTTTCAAAATAGCTTCGTTGCTAACATCGGTTAATTCTTTCACTTTTTCAATTATTTTATTATAAATTTCTTCCATGTCTAACCTCCTGATATGAAAAAAAGCACCTAGAAATTAAATTCTAAGTGCTTTATAAATTATGCTTCTGATACTGTTATTTCAGGCTTCTTTGTTGTAAGTAACAATATTTTACTGTCATTTTTGATATATAAGCCATAATGTTGGTCTATATTAACCTTAGTTGCCTTATGGTCAATATCTCTTGCTTTTTCAACTTGTGGACTTCTTTTTAATAATAAGCCAATAGCACCAGTTTCAATAATTGGGTTTATCACTTCGTTAGCTTTAACTAATGCTGGATTAGACGTAACAACTAATTGAATGCCACAAAGTTCTCCAATAACTCCTGTCATCATTAAAGGTTTTCCAGCAATATCTTTTAAAGCTAGGAAATTTTTATCTTTTCTAAGTTCTGCATATTGGTCCGGTGTTATGAATATAACTCTAGGGTTATCTATTTTTTCTCCAAATTTAGTTAAAGCATCAGCTAAGACATCATAGGATAATTTAACAGACTTTCTATTATATTTTAACTTTGCTTTTTTAATTTCATCTAAAACATCACTATCAATTTTTCTTGCAATAGATACAGTTAATTGTGACACACCTTCACCTAATGGGTCACCATATCCAGATAATAAAGCTTCATCTGAAAAATGTACCCCCTTAGCTATCTTTTTGATTGTTACTTCTGTTTTAGATGTTGTTAAATTTTCATAGGGAACAGCTCCTAATTCTGCAACATCTTCTGCTATCCCAAGTAAACCCCATTTAGGAATAGTTAAGACATTCCCAGGAACTCCCTCTAATTTATTATTGATATCAACAAGTGGTCCAAATACTAATTTGTGAGGTAATTCTTGTCTTACCATATCTTCCAATACTTCTGGTATTATTAAATGTTCTACTTTTGTTTCTCCTGCCATATCTTATTCTCCTTTCAATTCATCATATAATTTTTTATTTGTATTAAATAATTCAGTTCTTTCAGACAAAGTCATTTTTGAGAAATCATCTTTTGTGTATTTTTTGTCTTCGCTACCACCATTCATCGCTCCTGGTACTCCACTAGCACCAAGAGATTTTACATATTCTCCCATTGTTTCCGCAAAACCTTTAACAGATGCTTCTATTTCTTCTTCTGTAACTCCACTAATTCTATCTAAAAATTTATCTGGCATTTTATACTTTGCTAATGTAGTTCTTTTGATTTCATCTGTCTTAATCTTTGTAAGCTCAGCATTCTTTGTATCTAAGTCTTTTTGAATCTTTTCAAGTTCTTTTTTATGCTTTTCTTCTGCAGTAAGATTAGCATTTTTGATTCTTTCTTCATAAT